GGGCTCTCGTCAGGCTCACGCAGGAAGCGGAATTTGTAGCACCGATAGGCCAGATGTCAAGCAACTCTGCGCTGATAACTATAACCGACGCCCAAGTGGATGTGGCTAAAGCGTCAGTCGATTTGTCACCCAGCACCGCAGGAAACAATCTCGCGTTTGTCTTCCTCGGGGACGCTGCCGCTTCCATCACAGGGCGCAACCTGGCCATGACCGCAGGCTCCGCCTTGGCGAGGGTCCAAGCCGCCTTCTTGGGTGTGGCTGGCGCAGAAGGCACGGTCGCGCTTGAGGACTACAAGTTCGACACCGCCCCAGCAACCGTGCTTTCCAACGTCACAGCCGGGTCCGTGTTGTCCAACGCTCGCCCGTCCACCAACCCAGTCCTGATTTACGCACCGGAGATGCGAAGCCTAGGAGGGTCGCCCGTTCTGGACTGGGTTGGCCCATCAGCTACGAACCGGGCAAATGTGTTCCTCATGGATTCCGCTACCGCTGAGGACGTTGGCTGCGCGGTGGTCCCACCTGTTGACTGGAAGACTGTGAACATCACACTAATCTGGACCAACATGGCAGCTAGTTCCGGAGATGTCAGGTGGGGACTTAACCGTGTCGTTGCGGGGGACGGCGAGGACGTAACTTCCAATACCTCAATCGCGCTCACGGCGACTGCCCCATCTACGGCAGGCATCCTCAAGTACACCAGCTTAGCGTCAGGCATCGCTGTAACCGGTGGGAAGATACTTGTTCTGCGACTCCGCAGAGACGGCGCCCATGCTGCTGACACGCTCGCTAATGACGCCGGAATTGTCGGTGTTCTGGTGGAGAAGGCCAGCTAGCTTTGATTCGCCTTGGAAAGGTGCCTATCTAGGCGCCTAAGGTGCTCCGGTAGCTTGGGGGCCCGCTCTTCTTTTTTGGGGATAGCGGGCCCCCAAGCTAGAAGCATGATGACGCCAAGGATCAGGTGCGCCGGTCGTTGGGCTTCGATGAAGTTGAAGCCGCCGATGCTGATGGCATAGGCGGCCAGCGCGCCAAGTGCCGCATATTGCTGAGCCGCAATAGCGCGGATGGCGGTGACGAATATGAGCAAGCCAATCAGGATTAGTCCAGGGGCGCCGACACTCACCAAGAGTTGCAGGTAGGAGTTCTCAAGAATCAGATGAGTGCCAGTGATATCGATGAGGGCGGGCCGTGATGATCCTGGTCCGAACCCCATGAAGCCGCTGACTTCAGCGGTTTGCATGGCGAGGGCGACAATCTTGTCACGGATGATGCCACTCTCGTAGCTTTCATCGGAGATCAGCCGCTCCGCCAAAGGACCAACCGTAAGAGCGATCAGGCCGGCACCGAACGCGCCAAGGACAACCAGCATCTTGGTTCCGAACTGCTTGCGGACCTTTGCCGCACCAAACACAAACACGACGACAGCAGCGATGGCTCCGGCCAACATGCCACCACGCGAGCTGGTGAGCGCGAGAGCAGCAGCGCAAAGCCCGGCGATGAGCAGCAGCTTTCGCCGCCCGGTAGCCAGCCAGTACCCAAGCATTGCCGCCATTGAGACAGCGAAGAAGGTTGAAGCGTTCAGAGTGTGCCCAAGGCTCGCGCTGACTCGGTAAACCGCGTAGCTATCGCGGGGCGGGTAGGGTCCGGCTGCGTATATCGGCCCCCATAAGAAGTTGGTCTTGGTGGCAAACTCAACCAACGCGTAGAGCGCGAGGCAGGCGGCGAGGAAGGTCCATGCCTTCATTAGGTTGGCGATGGCTTGGTGGGTGAGCCGGCGCCAACCGATGATCAGCGCCGTAATGGCGAAGGTGAAGCCCCAGCCTGCTGCGTTCATCTTGTACTCGGACCAAATGGTGCTGATAAGCATCCAGAAAAGAATCAACCAGATGAGCGCATGCTGCCAACGGTCGAACCCATCTCTGATCTTTGCTTCCGGACGCGGGCAGCGCACCAGCCAAACCAAAATGACGATCAGTGACGGTGACACGACAGTGACTATGTCCGGAACTGGCGCTGAGGTGACTGGAAGAAGGATGTAGGCGCCGAACGCGATAGCTGGCAGCCAGTCAACGTTGATGAGGGTGAGAGCAGCCAGTGCAGCGATTCCAGGACCGATGAGGAAAAGCAGTGGATCAACCATCGCACCACCGGCCATACTCACGATAACGAGCAAGGGCGCAGCCACGGTGACGACCGTTGATGCTGACAGATTCTTCAAGCTCATGGATTCCCCCAATGCACGCATCATCAAAGCTTACGGCCCCGCTGCGCATGCGCGGTAAATAGGGCTACATAAGACTCGGTTTCCTTTCCCTTACCGAACAGAGCCCCACCCTCTCCCCGAGGGTGGGGCTTTTTGTGCGTTCAACGTAAACTGGTGTGGCCTCCGCGTAGCTTTACCTGTAGCCGATGCCACCACAGGCTACCGAGGGTTCGCGGCCAAGGGGCCGTCGCCCGCATTCCACTCTTGAAGAACTTCCTAGCCTCTGAGGTGGGCAGGTCCATGATCGCTTGGTCGCCGTCTTGGTCAGTCCACCCAATCACGGTGAGGTCACCGGCGACGCTGATGAAGTACGTCTCGTTCTCGGCTTTTGTAGGGGGTTCCATGCCTTCAATTCTCCTAGATTGGTGCCCGGATTAACAGGTGCGGGACCGGTTTCAAATAGTCCCGTAAGCGTCCCGTAAACACTTTTGCGAGGCCGTAGCCCCACGCTGTTACTGGGATGTGAGGATAAAGAACACATTCCGGTTCAGAATAGGCTTGTGAAGGAACATGCAAGTGCATTCATTGTGTTTCAGGGTCTTTCCGATCTAACTCGTTTTGGTGTTGCAAGCACTTGCAACAATGATGGCTGTTTTGTCCGCGTGATTCCGTCCCGCAACCTAACCGTCACGTTTCCGTCCCGTAGACACGTAATCGGCGAGAGCTGCCCTGATTATCTCGCTCAGGTTCTCATCTCGTTCCGCGGCCTTGGCTTGCGCGGCTTCCCACAGTGCGTCATCGATGCGCACCGTGCGAACCTTCGTGCCTTTGCTCATGCGAGCAGCTTCTTGATGTCATCACGCAGGGCTAGCCGTCCATGGACGGTCTTAGCCGCCTCCGCCAGAGCCGCCACTTGCTCGATCAGCGCCAGGAGTTCGGCACGGTCCTGCGGGGCGTGCAGGCCGGGCGTGCCGTGGTCGCTGTAAGCTGCCGCCCTTGCGCGGATACCTGACAGCCCGCTCATGCGGCGAGCTGTTCGCGAGTGGCGGTGACGATGAGGCCGTTGTCGTAAATGGCTGCGCCGCCTGTTGCCCGGAAGAACATGTACACGCCGCCTGCGGGTTTTGCGAAGTGAACGTCACCGCCGCGAGGGCCTTCCAGGTAGAAGACGCCGTTGGGGAGTTCGCCCTTGATGGTGTATTCCTTGCCCTTGAGGTTGATGCTCATTGTCTTGCCTTCCGGTTTCGGCTTGTTCCGATAAGACAAAACTACAGGGTGTATATACACCGTGTCAATACACCCCACAGAAAAAGGTTCTACGCCGATTCCTGCTGGAACAACTCAAGGACACTACCGGAATCGATCGGCAGGCGTGACGGCTCAATGTAGTGGCGGCGGGTCATCGTGTCCGACTTATGCCCGAGCTGCTGTGCCGCCTGCGCGGAACCAGACTGCCCATCAATCAGGGTCGCCACAGTCTTGCGAAGGGTCTTCGGTGTCATCCACGCGAACTCCGTGCCGGCGAAAGCTTTCTGGAACGCGGTGGCGATGTTCCTCGGCGACCGGTACCCGCCGCCCCGTTCGGACGGGAACACTATGACCGCGTCCGGGTGTTCGGCGCGGCGCCTGCGCAGCATCTCCACGACGAACCCTGGCAAGCGGAGGTCGCGCACGTCCCGTTCCTTGGTGGGGGTCCGCAGTAGACCCTCACCGGGCACCATGACAATCTGCTTGTGGATCTTCACCCACGGCAGTTCGTCGTCAAGGTGCACGTCCTCCCAGGAGAGGCCGGGGGCTTCGGCGGGGCGGCACCCTGTCCCGATGAGGAAGTCAATGATGTCTAGGGTGGTGCGTGACCTGTTTTGCCCTCCCAGGCGGCGCACATCGCCGTTGGCGCGCACGAGACGCTGCTCGAGGGTGAATGGTGCGAACACGTCAGATGCGAGCTCACGCATTCGTACAAGCTCGTCCAGGTTGAGGGCGCGAATGGGTTTCTGCTCGAGCTTAGGTGGGATGGTGAACGCTACGGGGTTGGATGGGACGGCGTCCCAGCGTGCGGCTGCGGCGAACATCCCGGACAGGACCGACCGGACCATGAGCGCCGTTCCGGGTCCATTCGACATTGTCACGCTCGAGATGAACTTGGAGATGCGTTGCGGTGACGCTTCCCGTAGCCGGAGTTTCCCGAGCTTGGGTTTGATGTGGTTCTCCATGGAGCGCCGGTTGTTGTGGATCGTGTTCGGCGCGAGGTCTTCGGCTAGCTTCTCAGCGAGGTACCGGTCGGCGAGTTCGGCGATGGTGGACTCTGATGTGATGTCGTCCTCACCGCCGCGGCGGGCGCGTTCCTTGAACTTTTCCCGGAGTGCTGCGGCTGCTGCGCTTTTGGATGTACCTACCGCTTTCACGCGGCGCGTCTCGCCGTCCGTGTCGCGGTAGCGTGCCATGGCGACGTGCTTTGCTCCGTCGCGGCTGTAACCGATGGTGCCGTATTCGCCGATGCCTAGTTGTGGTCGTGGCATTTAAACCCCCTCTTATACACCCATTGTCTCATGCCTGTCAAGCCACAACGGCTAAGTCCTGGCGCGCTGGTTCGCGGGTGTCAATGCCAATGCAGTTCCGACCGCACACGTTCAGGATGGTTTGCTCCGCCTGCGTAAGGGCCAACCAGCGGGCGTAGATGAGCCCGTTATCCACGTTCAGAAACCGGGCCATCTCATCCACCGAACCGCACTGCACAAACGCGTCCAACAGATCACGGAAGCTGATGAAGTACATGGCCGTCATAGCCTCGACAACAATCTCCCTGGACACCCGCTTCGGCATGGTGTCTTCGCCGTGCTTGAGCGCCCGGTGGAACTGCTCATGGACGATTGTCACGTGCCTTTTGCGCCGCGGCTTCCGCGGATCAACCCTGATCAAGCCATCTTCGTGGTCGTAGTACCCCAGTGCCCCATCACTGAGTTCTTCGTACACAACTCCGCGCACTCGACACGCCCCTATTGCCTCTAACCGCCACCCCCCAGCAGGGCCGCTAGGGAAAATGGAACGATTAATATGCCGGATTTACAAACCCTTTCGGCGTGTCGAGTTTCGTTACTCGTCCGAGTCGTCTAGTGAGCTATCACTTGGTATTTCTGTCCGTGCCGCTTGGTACTGTGGCGCCTTGCGTCGCGTGCCCAGAGGGGTAACGGTTCCATGGGTTTGCTTTTCAGCCGGCTTGCCTTCATGCAGGGTCGCGTCGATCTTGATGACGTTCGCCTCAGCGACCTCGGCCTTGTCACGGTAGAGCAACATGCGCCGCGTCATCTCCGACAGCAGTTCCTCATCGGAGAGCTCCGAGGCGCGTTTAGCGGCCTTGTCCTCGTCCCCCTGGAACACGTCCTGTTCGGTCACGAACTCGTCCCGGAGGATCCGCTGTATGGCGCCGGGTTTCCAGCCGAGGGCTTGTTCGAGGATGGGGTGCGCGGCTTTCTGCGGGGCGTTCTTCCCACCCGCCCAGTTGTAGAACGACCGGCGTGAGCTTTGCGGGAGGTGGTTCTGCGCGAACTCTTCCGCGCCTACACCTTTCCGGGATAGGCCCATGCTGATCCACAAGGCGAGGCCTTGCAGGTTCTTGTCTTCGCTCATGCGCTAACTGTCCTTCTTTTTCTACCTGACCGCCAAGGGTTGCAGGTACTTGTCTTTGGGTCGCTCTCGTACGTGAGTACCGTGCGCCCCGCTCATTGGGCTACTTGGTATCGCTCTCTCATGGTGTCGCAGGTTTTGATGCAACACCAAAAGTTTTTTTGCGCCGGGCTTGCACGGTTTTGGTGCAACAAGGCCGGTCTGCGTGCAAGAAGAAACCCCGTCTGACCTGCGGAAACACTTGTTCTGCATTTTGTTGCAGCCAACCTGTTGACTTTGTTGCATCTTCTTGCATATTCTGGTTGCACGCCCTCCAAATGAGCGGGAGAGGCGAAATGAGCAACCAAGTTAGGAGCACCCTTTGAGCAAGAAGACGACCTCTGTTGCAAAGGTCACCGACATCGACAACGTCCGCATCGGCCTCATCGTCGCCGGTGCCCGAGGTCGCCGGTACATGACTGTTGACGACCTCGCCACGTATATCGGCTGCGACCACTCGACCCTGACGGGGTATGAGACGGGGCGCCGGCCTATCCCTTCGAATCGCATCCCGCGCCTTGCTGAGGCCTTGGGTGTTGAGCCTCGCATCCTCGACCGCAACGCCGCATAAGGAACCCACCATGAGCACCGAGAAGTACACCCCCGAAATCGAAGCCATTCTCAGCAAGCCGACTATCAGCGTTGACCAAGCAGCCAAGGTGCTGGGAGTTGGCAGGCGGCAAGCATACGCAGCGGTCCAGCGAGGCGAGATACCTGCGATCCACATTGGCAAGCGAATCCTCATATCCACGAGCGTCGTTCTCCGAATGCTCGAAACAGGTTCAAATCAGGAAGGCGAGTAGCCACCATGAGCAAGCACACCTTCTCAGTCCTCACCTCAGACCTTCAGCACGACCCTTCGATCCTTGAAGGCATCTTTGACGCAGCCCGACGCCGCTACCCGAACGAACACCTGCGCGCTGTCGAACACGGCCCGGTTACGACCGTCACGGCGGTAGCGGCATGAGCGCCGACGCGGACCTCTGGATAGCCGCCTGCCAATCCTGCGAATGGCAAAGCTACGACAGCGACCAGTGGCGAACCTCTGACAAAGCAGACGGCCACTACAACGCAACCGGTCACACCAGCGACCTCGTCAGCGAGGACCGATGAACTACCGCGAACCCCGCGACTGGCTGTTCTACTCCCAACGCGAAGACGACGAAGCCCAACAACAAACCCGCATGGAAGACGACGCAGACAGCGTCAGGAAAGGCGAATCATGAGCAAGCGACTCCGTCACCAGGAAGTGACAAAACGCCCCCGCGTCATCGTCGATGGCAGCTCGTACAAGCTCGAATGGCTCGGACAATACAGCGGCGCACCGTGCGCAGTCGGCTACGAGTCCTTGGCGGACGCGATCAACTACGGCAACGTCCTCTCGCACCTGTACAACCGGGACGCGGCATGAGCCGGGAACCTATCCGCTGGAACCGCGCCGCACTTGACGCCCTCCAAGAAACCGCGCTCGGCGTCCTCATCCTCGTGGTCATGCCGCTCTCCGCCCTCGTTATCGCGGCAGCTATCGGGAGCATGCAATGACCGTCCAGGCAGGGATCGAAACCGAGACGGATCTTGAACTGCTGGTTGGCGAGATGCCCGCAGTACCCTGCGAGCACCCAGACCACGCGAAGGACCCTGAAGCGCACGGTGGCGACGCCACCCACTACGCACAAGGGCACTGCATCAACCCCAAATGCAGCTTTGTTGGCAGGCTGCTCCCAATGTGCCAGCCCTTTATCAACTGGGCCATGACTCACGACCTCTACTGCCCGGTCTGCCACAGCGCTGACCCTGGCGTTCAAGTCTTGCGAGTCGTCGCCCCGATTAACTCGTCCACCCGTTAGGAGCCCTGTCATGACCCTTCAAGTTGTCGCCCTCAAGGACGCTCTCGCGTTCTCCCCGATCGTCACGCCCCTCGCTGATGACGCTACGGACCACGCAACGATCATCGTCCACCACCGGGCACCTGATCTGTTGGACATGCTCGGCCTCACCGGCACCGTTGTCAGGCGGACAGCATGAGCGGGCATGGGCAGTCAACCATGCTGCGCGTCGCTGGCAAGAGGTTCGCCTGCACATGTGGCTGCAACGTCTTCACGAAGCTGGACGATGACGACGAGATAGCAACCATGTACCGGTGCAATGCGTGCGGAGTGATGTACCAATGACCCGCCTCCCGGATCCGTTGGACCCGGACGAAGCTTGGGCCACCCCGGACACCTTCACCCAATGTGGCAACCCTGGCTGCGACTGCCAACCCACAACCGACCCGCTCCCCCGCGAGGACATCGAATGACCACCAGTGAAGAGCACGAGGCGGAACAACTCGCCCAAGCCATCCAAGCAACCATCCAATCCCTCAACCTCGAAAGGCACACCCAATGAGCACCATCACCGAACCTGGTATATACGACAGGCTCACCAACGCCGAATACCACGCCGACCCCGTCCCAAGCGGATCCCTCAGCGTATCCGGCGCCAAGAAGCTACTCGCCCCATCCACCCCCGCAGCGTTCAAGTACGCACTCGACCACCCGCAAGAACACAAGAAGGCATTCGACTACGGGACCGCCGCGCACTCGATCGTTCTCGAAGGTGACGAATCCGGCCTCGCCATCCTGGACTTCAAGGACTACCGGACCAAGGATGCGCAAGACCAACAAGCCAAGGCCTACGCCGAAGGCAAAACCCCACTGCTCACCAAGGAGGTGGCGCAAGTCCGGGAGATGGCGGACGCGATCCGTAAGCATCCCATCGCGGGCCGATTGTTCGGCGCAGGCAAGCCCGAACAGTCCGCCTTCTGGCAAGACCCAGAAACCGGCGTATGGCGCCGGGCACGCTTCGACTGGCTGCCCGAAATCAGCAGCAGCCGGCGCCTCATCATCCCCGACTACAAAACATCCGTCTCCGCTGACCCCTACAAGTTCGCAAAGACCTGCTGGGACTACCGCTACCACATGCAAGATCCCTGGTACCGGGACGCTATCACCCAAATGGGACTGCATGACGACGTTGCTTTCGTGTTCGTCGTCCAAGAGAAAACCGCCCCGTACACGGTCAATGTCATTGAGCTTGACATCACCGCCGTACGCACCGGACGCGACCTCAACCGCCGCGCCCTGACCACCTACGCACACTGCGCAGCCAACAACGAATGGCCCGACTACACGGGCATCACCCAAATCAGCCTCCCCGTCGGGGCGGAATACGAAGCAGAACGGATCCTTGACAATGCCGCGTAACAACCAGCAGCTCACCCCAGCAACCCCCGCAGCAAAACCTGCCGCGCCCGGCTCGCAAGCAACAATCGTTGAGCAGTCGCGCGCTGTCGCTGAGGTGCAAGCCGCGATCGTCGTTGCGCAGCAGTGCCCCCGCGACATGAATCGGGCCGACGCTGAGATGCGCCTTTCCACCGGCAGGCTCGCCCTCGCTAACCGGGCGTTCTACGCCGTGCCCAACCGCGGCTCTGGACCTTCCGTGCACCTCGCCCGTGAACTGGCCCGCATCTGGGGCAACCTCGACTACGGCGTACGGGAACTGTCCCGCGACGACGCCGGGGGCGTCTCCGAAATCCAGGCGTTCGCATGGGACCAGCAAACCAACGTCCGCTCCACCCGAACGTTCATCGTCCCTCACGAGCGAATGGCGGGCGGGCAGCGCCGCAAACTCACCGACCTGACAGACATCTACCTGTCCAACCAGAACGTCGGCGCCCGCGCTGTCCGTGAATGCATCTTCACTGTGCTGCCCACATGGTTCACCGAGGAAGCCCAAGACCTGTGCCGGAAGACCCTGGAACACGGCGAGGGTGAGCCAGTCGAGGTCCGGGCGCAGAAGGCCATCAACGCGTTCGCTGAAAGCTATGGCATCGCCAAGGAGCAACTTGAGCAGCGACTCAAGAAGCAGCTCTCCAAGTGGACGGCCCAAGATGTCGCCACTCTCCATGTCGTGTTCACGTCCATCCGTGGCGGTGAAGTCAGCATCGAGGACGAGTTCCCGCCGCGGCGTGTGAGTGCCGACGAAATCCCCGCCGCCGCTGATGCTGCGTAACCGTTGCGCCTGCGGAAAAGTCCAGTCCTCGACCCTTGAGGAATCCCGCCTCGTTCACGCCCGAGTCTGGGCAGCCAGGGGCGGGGAACCCGTCCGGTACTACCAATGCCCGCACGGATCCTGGCACTGGACACGATCACCACTCAGAACCAAGAAAGCCGTATGAAAACCATCACCGTATATACGACCCCTGCATGCTCCCAATGCAACATGACCAAACGCTGGCTCGAAACCCGGAGCATCCCCTACAGCGTGGTTGACGCTACCGCCGACGAGAACGTAGCCGACTCCATCCGGTCACTCGCAGCCTCAGACGGGAACACCGGCAAAGTCCAGATGCCGTACGTGCAGTTCAGCACAGGCGACCCAGAAACCGACTTTCACTGGTTCGGGTTCATCCCCGACAACCTCGAAAAATACGCAACCACCATCGAAACGAAAGCAGCATAATGAGCATCCCCACCATCACCGAAATCGCCGGAATCATCAACGCCCCCGAGCTCCGCTACACGCAGTCAGGCAAGGCAGTCCTGTCCATGCGACTCGCGTTCAACGACTCCAAATATGACGACCAGCAGCGCAAGTGGGTCACCACCAAGAGTTTCTACGTTGACGCCCAAGCTTGGGAGCAGACCGCCGAACGGCTCGCGGAAACCCTGGCGCAAGGCGAACAGGTGTACGTTGTCGGGCGCCTCGAAACGCAGCAGTGGGAAAAGGACGGCGAGAAGAAGTCCAAGCCTGTCCTGAACCTCCAGACTGTCCGCAAGCTGGCGAAGGCCGAGCCCCAGCAGGCACAGCAGCCCCGCTCCCAGCAGGCCCCGCAGGATGACCCTTGGGCCACGCCCGCAGCCAGCACAAGCGGCTGGGGTAACAGCACCGGCGACCCAGCCTTCTAACCACCCCGCGGGCGCCGGCTACTCCCGGCGCCCGCCCCACACCCGGAGCTCCCAATGACCTACCAATACAAGAAGAAAACACCATTCCAACAACGCCAAGAAGCTAAACAGCAAGCACTCGCCCGAGCCGCCGAACTATCCCTCCTCGAAATACAACTCCAAGCCCAACTAAAAGACATCCAAGACGAACTCCGCACACTCCCCGCCCGCACCTACCGGCCCACAAAAGAAGCCCTTGAATGGCGCGACCGGCCCGACAAAAAGACCCTCCCGATCCCCATGTACGGAGGACGCGCAGGACTAGAAGCAGCCGCACGGGAAGCAGCATCTTGGGACGTAACCCACCGCCGCGGAACCTGGCAGAAGGACGCAGCATGACCGCGCACGAACACGGCACAGACCTCTGCTACACCACAAACCACTGCCGCCGCGACGAATGCCGACAAGCCCACAACAAAGCAGCCCGCGACCGACGCCGGCAACAAGCCTACGGACGCTACAACCGCAACAAACGACCAGCCACCAAAACCCTCAACCACATCAACACCCTCCGAGCCCAAGGCATCACCCTCGGACAAATCCACCGAAACACCGGCGTAGCAATGATCACCCTCGGAGAAATCACACTCGGCAAACGCCCCATCATCCCAGCCGCCACCGAAAACCGCATCCTCAAATACAACCCCGGCCCCGAACATGCCAGCCCACACGCCAGCATCGACTCAACCGGCACAGCCCGCCGCCTCCAAGCCCTCCAATACAACGGCTGGTCACAAAACCAACTCGCGCAACACCTCGGCGTCCAAGTCGCCCACGTCTGGAAACTCAGCCACCAAAAAACCGGGGCAACCATCCTCATCGCCAAACGCGTCAACACCATCTACGACGAGCTCTGGGACAAACACCCCGCCCCCGGCATGTCCGCGACCATTGCCCGCAACACAGCCCGCCGCAACGGATGGCTCCCACCCCTCGCCTGGGACGAAGACCAAATCGACAACCCCAGCCACCACGGCTACGCAAAGGACATCGCAGCATGACCGCGGCTTCTGACCGTGAGCGCCGGCAGTCACGCAAACAAGCGGACACGGCACGCAAACAAACCATGCGCCAACAACGCGAACAACAAGCACAAAGGAGGCGTCGCACATGAGGATCCGCAGCACCAAACCCGAGTTCTGGAAGTCACGCCGCATCTCATCCGTTTCCTGGGACGCGCGCCTCGTTTTGAAAGGCCTCGAATCCTACGTCGATGACAACGGCGTCGGCGTGGACGACATCGAACTCATCGTCACCGACGTATTCCCTCGCGACATGTTCGCGAACCCTCGCGAGACTGTCGCGAGGGTGTCCGAAGCCATCACCCAGCTCCACCAAGCCGGTTTAGTGCACCGATACGAAGCCAACGGCGACCAGTTGTTATACATCTCCTGGTGGGAGTCCATCCAACGCATAGACAAAGCCAGTAAGGGCAGAAACCCGCGTCCTGACGGGACTTTCGACTACAAAGACTCCGAAATTCGCGAGAGTGTCGCGAGCCCTCCCGTAACCCTCGCGCCTGGAACAGAGGAACAGGGGAACAGAGGAACAGAGGAACAGAGGAAAGAAAAGACTTGTCCGATGGGACCGGACGACTTCATGGATTGGTACATGGCCTACCCAAGGAAAGAAGCCAGGGCAGCAGCCGAGAAGGCCTACACCAAGGCCCGGTCGAAAGCTTCACAGGAGGTGCTGGTTGCCGGTGCTGAACGGTACGCGGCTGACCCGAACCGGGTAGGTGAGTTCACGAAGCTCCCGGCCACGTGGCTGAACGGTGGTTGCTGGGACGACGAACCACTCCCACCACGCCGCGGTAACGGACCCGACCATGGGCAACGAGCCCTCGCGAAAGGCATGGAACTACTCCAAGGCTGGGAAGCCCAACAACGACCGCACGAACCGATCCTCGAACTGGAGGCTTGATGGAAACCCCCGAAGTGATCAAAATGCTCACCTGGATCAACTCCTTCGATGGCAGGGTGCAGCTCAACGAACCCAACGTCACCGTCTGGGCTTACGCCATGCGGAACGCCGAAGCCGCGTTCGCGAAAACCGCCGTACTCGAACACCGCAGGCTGTACGCAACCGCGCCGCAACCATCCGAAATCGCCACCAGGGCACGGCAGTTGAAAGCATCCGAGGTAGCGGCACAACGCGCACTCACCGCAGCACCAGCGAAACCCGCTGACACAATCCCCCTCCGCAAACGCGACCCACAACGCTGGCAACAACTCATCGAACACGGAAAACAACAAGCCGCAAAAACCCGGAAAGAACATGCATCATGAAAAACAATTGGAAAGCGCTTGCTGGTGGACGTTCAGAACAGGGGGCGTCCAACCTTGCATGGCGCGCCCACGAGGCCGGGAGAACGGCTCACAAGGCGGCTGAGGGGGTTGTTTGTGGTTAGGTCACGGTCGTCGGCTAAGGCTGCGGGTAGTCGTCTTGAGCGTTCGGTTGCGGATTATCTACGCATGCACGTCAGCCGCTTCGTTGATCGAATGCCGAAGTATGGGGCTAAGGATCGTGGTGATATTGGGAATGTTGAGACGTTCAATGGTTTGCCGGTTGCTGTTGAGTTGAAGGATTACGGTGGGCGTTTCCTCGTGGGCACGTGGCTCACGGAAGTGGAAATCGAGCGCCTGAATCTGCCTAACGCAATCGCGGGTGTTGTGGTGGCGAAGCGTCGTGGGACGACGGATCCTGGCCGGCAGGTTGTGTTTATGACGGTGGATGATTTGGTGGCTTTGCTCAGCGGGAAACGACCGGGTAAAAGTTCCTGATTTGTTGCATGTTTTTGCTTGTTTTGGTGTAGACTGGATTGTGTTAGGCGGGGGTTGAGCAGCCCCGCCCCAACCAGAAGAAGCCAGTCATGAGCAGCAAAACCCTCCGCGAACTCGCAACCCTCGTTGATGGCCTGGACGAAGACCACCATGACTACCGCGAAGTGCGGGCAGCTAAACGCCTAATCCACAACCTACTCAAAGACGCCGAGTCCGAAGCATGAACACCGCAACTACCCGCAAAGGACACAAAGTGAAGCGCACACTCGCCACACTCGCAGCAGCCGCGACACTCGCAACCGGCATCGCAATCACCTCACCCCCACAACCAGCCCAAGCCGCCTCCTACACGTCCTGCTACGTCGCGATGAACGGGTCCACGTGGTGTTACCGGTATGCGTGCACGGCGCGTGAGGAAATGTCTGGTTGCTATGAGGGCTGGGTACGCCGGAACGTGTGGTCAGCATGAGCCCGGCGGAGCGTCTCGCCCAACTCGCCGCCACGTGCCCGCACCTCGCCCGGAACCTGGGCCTACTCCCACCCGAACAACTCCAAACCATCCTCACAGAGAAGGACACCAAGTGAGCACCGAACGCGACCCTTTGACCCTGGCTACCGAAGCCCTCGCCCGGCACAACTTCGACTTGGATTGGGGCGGCGATGCGTCATTTGAGGACCTGGCCGCGAAAATCAAACGTAGCTGGCTTAGCGAAGCACTCGCCCAGGCCAAGGTGGTAGCCGAGCATTTTCAGCCCCGCACGGTCACCACCGTGGAAGAACTCGACGCGCTAGGGTTCGAGGCCGTGGTTATCGACCCATGCGGCACCCCGGCAGTCTGCCAAAGATCCACCCGCGAATTCTGCGATTGGGCGCTGGGCGGCTCCGGGGAGTTGGTCGACTCCGCGACGCTTCTCATGAGCGGGTCATCCTGCACGGTTCTTCATGAGGGGCAGGCATGAGCGCACGTGTGCTGGCTGCCGCTACACCAGTGCTCAAGGCCATGGACTCAGGGGGTAGCGCTTACCAGGTGGCCTACGCGGCCATTGGAGCTGCTGATGCTCATGACACGGCCAGCGGGGTACACCGGGTAAGCCTGGACGACGAGACGGTGGAGCGGGTAACAGAGTGCGTCTGGCCGTTCGACACAGCGCACTATCTTCAAGCTTTTGGCGAAACCCAGGATGAGGCGCAAGCACGCGGCCTGCGAGAGCGCCAGGTAATCGTCCGTGCTGTGCTGGCTGCCGCCGTCAAGGAGGAACAGTGAGCCATGTGTGAAGCAGCCCAGCAGCTCGCCCGCGCCCGTCACCAACTCGAACTCATGCGCGGCAACGGCATCTACGACATCCCCCAACTCCAACAAACACTCAACCACAACTGCGAACACGAACAGGACAACGAATGATCTTCTGGATCCTCGTAGCACTCACCGCCATCATTGTCATTGGAACATTCGCCGTGAACGTCACAGACCCCTATGGTGGGTTCGGATTCGCCCTCGCCGCTTCCTTCCTCGCGCTGATCATCAGCGCCGTTGTCGGGTTCCTAACCATCATGTTCTGTTCACTGATCCCCACTAACCATGACCTCATCAGAGACGACACGCACAAGCTCAAAGCCCTCGGCAACAACACCACAACAACAGGCCGGTTCTACTTCCTCGGAGGCGGCTACATCGACGGCAAACGCGTCCTCAACTTCATCTCCGAACACAACGGCGGCGCCATCAAGGTTGAGAAGGCCGACGCAGAAGACGCCACCATCTACGAAGGCAACGACACGGCAACCGTTCGCGTTCGCCACTTCGACCACAACAATGGATGGGTTACACCCTGGCCTCTAGGCTCACACACAACCTACGAGTTCCGCATCCCTGAAGGTTCAGTTGTTGAGTCCTACACCTTGGACAACAAATGACGGTCACGGCGGAGCAGCTTGAGAAGGCCCTGACAGTCTTGGATCAGGTCGTCGCTGCGGTGAACATCGGCAGAGGATCCCTCACCGCCACCTACGGGCACCGCACCTCCACCGGTTCGCAGGAGCACGCGCCACTCCCCGTGGACGTCGACCTCATCGACAAAAAGGTCGCCGCCCACCGGTTCCTGATGGATCGGGCGCTCAGGATCGCCATGGAAACCGACCAGCCGCTCACCGGACGCGACCCGCACAGCCTGACGAACTACCTCTACACCCGTGCCGCCTGGATCATAGGGCAGCTCTGGGCAGACGACTTCCACCGGGCCTTGCTCACTCACACGGAAGGCCTCGACAACGCCAGGGTGCGCCGTGAACCGAAGGTGTTCGCGGGCAGGTGCGCCGAATGCGACACCGATTTGTACGCGGTGAAGGGCCAACCCGAAGCACGCTGCCAAACATGCGGGGCAACCTACGAAGTGCTCGCGTGGCGATCCTTTGCGAAAACCATCTTCGGCAACTACGTCGGCACGCCGGCTGACCTCAGCCGGAAACTCTCCACGCCGGAGTACGGCATCGAAGTCAGCGCTGACCGGATCCGCAAATGGGGACTCTCACGCAACGGCAACCCCGCCAAGCTTGTCCGCGCCAACCCGACACATGACGAAGACAAGAACCCCATCCCACCCGCCTACCGTCTCGACCACGTACTTGACCTCTACCACAACACGCGCCGCACACCACTCGAAGGCAGGACAGCATGAACAACGAGACGAACCGGCTTGCCCAGTTGATCGCGACCGCCGCCGACAAAGAACTCGGCACACGACCGGACGGGCAACCCAGACGCCAAGACAAAGCCGCAGCACTGGCCATCGAAGCTGAGTACCTGTTCATCAGGCGCAGCGAGCTCCCAAAGCACTACATCATGCCCTTCGTGTGTATTGGTGATGTAGAATGTATTCATGAGGGAAACGAAGTATCAGCCGGGGATGCGGTTCGGTCGTCTTGTGATTCTGGAGCGCACGGAGGGCAGGGGCAATACCCGATGGCTATGCCAGTGCGATTGCGGGAATCAGACGAAGGTCTACAGTCCCAACCTCAAGTCGCAGAGGGTTCAGAGCTGCGGGTGCCAGCGGCAGGAGCGGTGGGAGTCAAGGCGCCTGGAGCGAACGATGATGAACGGGTATGTATTCGTGAAGGCGCCGGGACACCCGCGGGCGAACCCGAACTCAGGCAGGGTACGGGAGCATATCTTGGTCATGGAGAAGACTCTCGGGCGCTACCTAGTCCCTGGCGAGGAAGTTCACCACAAGAACGCGGACAGGGCGGACAATCGACCGGAGAACTTGGAGCTGTGGAATCGGAGTCAGCCAGCGGGCGCGAGAGCCACCGACCAAGTCGAATGGGCGATGGAGATACTGCGGATGTACAAACCGGAAAGCCTGACCCGGTAAACCACCCTGCCCACTACACATCAAGTCCCGCCAAGTGCCGATGCGGAGAAGGTATCGAGTGCATTCAGATCACCGAGCACATGGGATTCAACCTTGGCAACGCTGTCAAGTACCTTTGGCGGTGTGACCTCAAGAAAGACGCCATCGAGGATTTGAAGAAAGCTAAGTGGTACATCGAGCGGGAACTAGCGAAACGGGAGGCGGAGAAAGAGCACTTGATGGACGCGCTTGTGCAGGCAATGACACCGCCTCCCGCAACTTAGTGCAAGAAGTGTTGACAAGTTGCACTGTTTTGTCCTATCCTAAATTTAGCCTGAAATATTCATACCTCAGGTGAGTGCATCGCCGTGAGGTGACGCGGGGTTCACAAGCAGCAATCCCCTCAAAAGTGCCGCACTGCCAAAAGGCTCCAACCTTGTAACGCCAGACGATGAATAGGCTGGCCAAGGGCGGGGCCTTTTGTGCGTCCCCGCGAGCGAGAGGGCACAAAATGGCCGCTGACCTTGACAAGCCGGCACTCCACCACGGACACCGCTGCGACCGTTGCGGATCCCGCGCCTACGTGCACGTCATCATCGAATACCGGGCACTCAACACCACCGGCCACCACGACGCAGGCGAACTGTACCTCTGCGCACACCACTCACGCCGACACCTTCCCGTGTTGAAAGCGTCCGGTCAGATCCGTCACCTCATAGACGACACACGATTCCTCACTGAGCACGTCAAAGACGACGGGCACGTGAACTAGACCCCTGTGGGGCGGTGAACACCTTCCCCCGCCGCTCATCGGGACGTGGTGCATGCCGTAGCGCTGCCGCCCCACAGGACACAACCACCGGAAACCCCGCGATCGGGACCGGAAAACTGAATAGCGTCCCAAGGTGTACATGAGCGCCTCGGGAGCAAGGGTCTGTAGCTCAATTGGTAGAGCGTCCGGCTGAAACCCGGAAGGTTGCTGGTTCGAATCCAGCCGTTCCCACGGACCTGCATGGAGGTCACTCCATGCAGGTATCCCAAGTACCCAAGTAAGCCTCTGCCCGGACCACGGACAAGCCTAACGGGCGGTGCGTCATTCACCGAAGCCGCAGACGTGCGGTAAATGGCAGAGCATGGCCAGTGGTGCCGAGCGACACGCCTTACGGAATGTGCACCTCGGTTGAATGGCCCGGCAGGCAGCCCACCATGCTCACCAAACGTCCCGCCCAAGTGAGCCGTTACGTAAGATCACGGACCCAAGCGCGGCGAATCACCGCAACTTATCGCCCCAGTTCAGCGGAAGCACAACAGAACGGGCACCCTTCACCCCTTGAGCAAGGAGTCGCAATGCGCAAGACCCTCATCACCATCGGAACCGTGCTGGCGGTCCTCACTGTGGCTTCCGGGCTTATTGGCATCTGGTCCGAAGAAGCCAAGTTTGGATGGACCGCCCTTGTTCTTGGTTTCGCGTCTGCAATCACTTTCATTGCAACGGTGGAATCATGACCGCGTGCAAATACGCCGCAGCAGCCGGCGCCTCCCTCCAAGCCTGGGACAAACTCAGCTCCCGCGAAGCAGCCACCCTCGCCGGCGTCGGCAAATCCACCGTCAACACCCACCGCGCCAACGCGTGCGGCTGCGACAAGGCCCAGGCCGAGACGGTTAGCGGCGAATCCGAAACGCACAACGCAGACGGAACCTCCAACTACGTACGCTATTCCCAACAACCGTGGGGATTCGAGGACTACCGCGAGTTCATCCGCAGCGTAGGCCAAGACCCTGACAAGGTCACCTTCACCTGGGGCTGGACATCCAACCCTGGCGGCGGGTTCTGGAACAAGCTCAACAACGTCCGCCCTATCACTGAAGGCAAAGACGGCGAACCATCATGGCCTGTCATCCAGCAAGCCGCGCCTGTCACCGTCAGCCTCAACACCACGCCAGTCAAACCGCCGCGTGACATGAAGTTAGCCCTCAAAGGCGCTGACACGCAGATCGGATACAGGCTCCTGCCTGACGGAACAATGGACCCGTTCCATGACGCCGCCGCGATGGAATGCTTTGTGCAAGCAGCCCTGCAATATCAGCCTGACAAGATCCAAATCCTTGGTGACTTCCTGGACCTCGCAAGTCAGGGCAGGTTCGCTCAGGAAGCAGCTTTCGCGAACACCACACAGGCAGCACTTGACACGGGACATGAGTTCCTTGCCAAGCTCCGAGCCGCCGCGCCCGATGCCAAGATCATCGTCATTGAAGGCAACCACGACAAGCGGATGCAGAACTTCATCGAAGCCAACGCCATCGCAGCGTTCGGCCTCAAACGTGCCGGCCTCCCCGAATCCTGGCCCGTCATGTCCCTGCCCTACCTGCTGCGCCTAGACGACCTCAACATCCAATACGTTGACGCCTACCCCGCAGCAACCGACTGGGACAACGACACAACCCGCAACATCCACGGAACCAAAGCCAACAGCAAAGGCTCCACCACGTCCCAGTACGTGCACGAACACCCGCACCTCAACACATGGGCAGGGCACACTCACCGCACCGAAATCACCTACCACTCAGTGATCGGTGCCCGTGGTGAAGCAATCGAATCCTACAGTGCTAACCCCGGCTGCCTATGCCGCACTGACGGCGCAGTCCCATACGTACACGGCGCCATCAGCGCAGACGGTCGAGCAGCGAGGATCGTTGAGAACTGGCAACAAGGGTTCGGACTCGCCTACTACAACGACACTGAGTCATGGCCGTTCGTTTACCGCATCCGTGACGGTGTGGCGCTCATGGGCGGCATGGAGCTTAGGGCGGCATGACTAACGTGGAGGTAGCGGTGAAGGTTTGCGCAAACTGCCCCAACCCAGCCCACGCACAAGGCCTTTGCAGCAAGCACTACCGGGCCATGTTGAGGGCTAAGAAGTTAGCCTCGAACGTGGTTTGTCAAGTTGAGGAATGCGGCCGGGCGGTCCAAGCGCGCGGCCTTTGTCTCATGCACTACAAGCGCAAGCTGAATAACGGGACAACCAACCGCCTAGACCGAGGCCTCGGGCCTTCCACCATCCTCCCAGGCTTCTTTAGGACCAGGGCGAACGGTGGCTACATCAGGCTAGCGAACTACAACCACCCAAGCGGAAAAGTCATCAGGGTCATGGAACACCGCGCCGTCATGGAAGTTCACTTAGGCCGTGCGCTGCTTCCTGAAGAAAACGTTCACCATATCAATGGCGTGCGCGACGACAACCGCATCGAGAACCTCGAACTCTGGTCTTCTTCTCAGCCATCGGGACAGCGGATAGCTGACAAGCTCGCATGGGCGAGGGAAATCATCGCTCTCTACGGTTCTGACACATGAGACGCCCGTTGTTCTATTACCGGCCCCGGCGCTGGCTCCGCACATGGGGTATAACCAAACCCGGCAAATAGCGGCAATGGTTATTTGACAAAGGGGGGCGTATGGCTGTCCTGCTTACCCTCCATGCCGAAGTAGCAGCGCACGGGGTTTGGTGCCCCAACTGCGCGGCCCCGACCGCTACCACGTTCAAGCTCTACACCCTGTGCGAACTGGGCGTCTTCCCGCCCACCACGCGCACGAGGTGCCACCGATGCAAGGCGGCGTCATGATCACTGGTCAGGTTGGTTTAGTCCGTAAGTCACGGCACCCCGTCTCACGCATCATCGAATGGGTGACACGCTGCGACACCTCCCACGTAATCATCGCCACATCCGAAGTCCAGTGCATCAGCGCCGAACCCGGTGGCACACGCCGACGCCTGATCAGCGACTACCCCAACATCACATGGTCACGGTACACACTGACCGACAGGCAAGCGCACCTCATCGCCGGTATCGCCGAATACACTATCGGCGTCCGCTACGACTACCTCGCTTGCGCAGCCCACGCCATCGCAGCCATCACCCGCATCGACACGCCACCGAGGGTGCAGCGGTGGCTCGCGAACCGGGCACCCACAACCTGCTCCGCCCTCGCCCAAACAGCCATCACCGCCGCAGGCCTCAAAGCCCCCGCGCCATGGCTACCCACCCCCAAAGACTGGGCGCTGTTCTACCAAGCACGAGGGTGGAACCCCACCTAACCCACGCCGAGCGCATCCAGGAGGTGCCAGTTGGCGACCCAACGACAACCCGCACTCTCTGACACTGACAAGGCGTACATCCGTGAAGCCTACGAACGCGGCGAATCCCACCGGGACATCGCAGCGCACCTCGACCGGCCCAAGTCCACGGTAGGGCGGTGGATGTCCCGCAATGGTATGCGGTACGACTCCACCAACCAGAAAGCCGCGATCGAAAAGAACGTCCTCACCGCGCAGGAACGCATCAGCAACCTCCGCCTAGAGGTCATTGGTATCGCTGAGCATGACGCGCAGGAGATACGCGAAGTACAGCGCGGCGAGAAGAAATGGAAGACCGTCCTAAGAGCCATGGCAGGCGCGGAAGAAGTCCGGGAACTCGACTTCATCCCCCCGAACGACAAACGCTCCAACGCCTCATCCCTGGCCTCCCACGCAGGCACCATCGCCCGCCTCGCACCCAAGGAAGACGGCAACCAGACCGCCGAAGTTGACTCCGTCATGGACAAGCTCATCAACGGCCTCGCCAGCGCGTTCGACGCCAAGGTGGACGGAGCCCAAGAATGACCGCGCCCCTGTCCCAAAAGCAGATCAACTCCATCGTCCGGTCCACCCAAATCGTGGACGACCTACCCCCGGTGAAGATCAGCCTATGGGTCGGCGCCGTCAGTGCCGGTAAAACCATCGCCTCCCTGTTCGCGTTCCTCATCGCGATCAAGAAGACCGAAGGCACCGGCCTTATCGTCATCATCGGCAAGACCCTGCAAACCATTGAGCGGAACATCCTCGAACCGCTCATGGACGCACGCCTGTACGGGCTCGCTGCCGGCGCGATACAACACACCAAGGGTTCCGGTGTCGCGATCATCCTCGGGAAGACCGTGCACCTTGTGGGCGCGAACGACGCCCGCTCCGAGGAAAAGATCCGCGGCTCCACGATTGAGCTCGCGTACGTGGATGAAGCGACGCTGCTGCCAAGGGGTAAGGACAACACGACGGGGTTCTGGGAGATGCTTGTCTCCCGTCTCCGCACGCCAAACCCGCCACGCCTGCTCGCAACCACGAACCCAGGGTCCACACGTCACTGGCTGCGTACCGAGTGGATCCTGCAAGCCCGCAAGAAGAACATGCAAGTCTTCCACTTCACCATGGACGACAACCCATCGTTGACCGCGGACTACATGCGTGACATGAAAGCGTCCTACAGTGGCGTGTTCTACGACCGCATGATCAAAGGCGAATGGACGAACGCTGAGGGCGCGATCTACGACATGTGGACCGCTGATACGCACATCGTCCCGTACGACCAGCTACCCAGGATGCAGCGCATCCTCGGGCTCGGGATCGACTATGGAACCACGAACGCCACCTCCGCGATCCTGCTGGGCCTCGGTGAGGACTACCGGTTGTACGCGATCGATGAGTGGCGGCATGACTCCAAAGCGGATCAGATCAACTTGACCAACGCCGCGATCGTGGAAGGCATCACCAAGTGGCTTGACGGGCTCATGCTGCCTGACGGTATGCGTCCGATGCCGGAGTGGTTGATCCATGACCCGTCCGCAGCTTCACTGCGTGTGGAGATGGCGTCACAGGGCATCGTGAACATGTTCCCCGCTAACAACGAGGTGCTGTACGGCATCCAAACCGTCGCGTCAGTCCTTGACAACGGCAGGTTGCGGGTGTCGGACAAGTGCACGGGCCTCATCGGTGAAATGTCAGAGTACGCCTGGGATCCGAAAGCAACGGAGAACGGCGAGGACAAGCCGCTCAAGGTCAACGACCACTCCGTGGATGCGCTCCGTTACGTGGTCACGTCCACGGAAACGAACTGGCGCCCATACCTCAACCACCCGGCAACATAGGAGAAACCATGATCGACGCATCAGAAGCCGCTCAGCTCCGCAAGCGGTGTCTTGAACTTGCCCTTGACAGCTCTCGCAACGGCTCAAGCTTTGACGTCGTCCTTGGGACAGCGAAGAAGTTCGAGGACTACGTTCTCCGCGGCGAAGTGCCCACTAACTAGCGCCCGTCAAGCCATGGCTTACGGTCAGGGCATAACGTCTCAACGGCTGCGGTGACGATCGTCTTCGCCTCATCAGGCCGGAACCCGGCATCAGCCCACGCCTGGGTCGTCTCCGCAGCAGTGTCCTTCGACGCGCACACATCACGCCCAATATCCACAAGGCCCTTGTAATCGCCACCATCAGGCGCACGCACGGACCCCTTGACACGGTCAACGAACCCCGCCTCGCCCGTGCTCGCGGAACACCCGGCCACGAGCACCAACACCGTGACCACCCCCACAAGTTTCCTCATCCTCGCATGATACCAAGGAGGGCCATCAATGGCTTTGCCCGTCAACGGCGCCGAGTGGCCCCCACGCAACGTCGCACACATCCACGAAGACTACGCAATCTGGTCAGCGTGGTACGCGAACGACATCAACATGCTCCGCACCGCCTACTCCACGAACGGAACCCCCGGCCCAGCCGGTGTACGCCGTGGCCTGCTCAACCGGGTCGCTGACTGGTTCTGGACCCCGAAGGGCAGCGACGGGGAAGCCGGCGTCACGAAACTGCATGTGCCGCTCGCGTCGGACCTGTGCCAAGTGTCCGCTGACCTGCTCTACTCCGAGCCGCCCACGTTCACCGTGGAAGACAGCAAAGGTAAGAACGCCAAGGTTCAGGAACGTCTTGACCTGATCACCGGTGCAGGGTTCGACCAGACCCTCGTAGCTTCGGCTGAGGTCGCCGCCGCGCTTGGCGGTTCGTACCTCCGCGCAACATGGGATGACAGCCTCTACAAGCACGTGTTCCTCACGAAGGTAGACGCCGACGGGGCGCTCCCCATGTTCCGGTACGGCAGGCTGGTTGAGGTCACGTTCTGGCGTGTCGTGGACGTTGAAGGAACCGTGTTCACGCGCCACCTCGAACACCACTCCCTGGATAGCTTCGGTATCGGCATCATCGAACAAGCCTTGTACAAGGGTTCAGCGACGGACATCGGCGTGCGTGTCCCATTGGAAGAAGCAGAATCCACGAAGCACCTCGCCACGGTCGTGGATGCCAACTCGGTCATCAGCACCCAAACCCCCGGCCTCGCCGTCGAGTACGTCCCGAACATGACCCCGAACCGGAAATGGCGCACCGACCCGCACGGCGCCTACCTCGGACGCAGCGACCTTGACGGCATCGAATCATTCCTCGACGCCCTTGACCGCGTGTACTCGTCATTGATGCGGGAACTTGAACTCGGCAAAGCCCGCCTCGTCGTCCCGTCCTACATGATGAACGACCTCGGCCCCGGTAAGGGCGCCGCGTTCGACAACGACCGGGCGATCATCGCCGAAGTCCTCGCCTCCCCCGGCGCTTCCACCGACTCGAAACTCGCGATCGAGAAAGTCCAGTTCGACATCCGCGTCAGCGAACACCTCGAAATGGCAGCCGCGCTACTCGCGGTCATCATCCGCACAGCCGGGTACAGCTCGCAGACATTCGGTGAGAAGGACGCCGCAGGCGGGGATAAGACCGCGACTGAGGTGACCGCGAAGGAACGCCGCTCATACCTGACAAGGGACCGGAAGATCCGAGCCGCCACCCCAGCACTGGAACGCATCCTATTCAAAGCCCTCGACATGGACTCGAAACTGTTCGGCACGCGCCTTGTAGCTGCGCCGGTGACGGTCGCGTTCGCCGACGCGGTACAAACCCCGCTCGAAGCGTTGGCCGCGACCGTGAACCTGCTCAAGCAGGCCGAGTCCGCGTCCATCGAAACCCGGTTGCTGATCCTCCACCCGGACTGGGATGAGAAGCAGATCGAGATTGAGGCCGGCAAGATCCAGAAGGAAACGTCCATGTTTCCCGACCCGGCAACGTTCGGAACGGTGGTAGACAATGGCGCAACCCCAGCCGGAACCGGTGGACAGCCTACCGGTAACGATCGAGGTAGCAACAGCGACACTGGTCAGCAAGTACAACCAAGCTGAACAGGAACTCATCGCCGGGTCCGCGGCAATCATCGCCAAACACCTCGGGGATGAATCACCGCAAGCCCAACGGTCCCTGTATGCCGCGTTACATGCCCTCGCACGTAGCATCGCTACCCGGCTTGGGTTGGAGGTTGGTGCACTGTCCCAGGGTGTCGCTGTTGAGGCGGCACGCCGGGGCAGTACCGCCGCGCTCCGTGAAGTGCGTGAAGCCCTCACGGATCACCCAGCACTGAGAGAACGCTACACCCGCTCCACTGTCACGCAGATCACCCCGCACGGCCTCAACGCAGCCCAGCACATCGCACGCGACCTCACGGACAGGCTGACCGCAGCTAACCAGCGCATCAACCGGTTCAGTGCTGACGCTTACCAAGCCGCGACCGCGAAGGCTGCTATTGGCATGGTCGTTGGCGGCACCCCGCAGCAAGCCCAGCGCGAAGCGTGGCGGGAGCTCGCTGACGGTGGCGTGACCGGGTTCCGTGACAGCGCGGGCCGTGACTGGACCCTCTCCACCTACGCGGAAATGGCGACACGCACCGCAGCCATCCGGGCGTATAACGAATCCCACCAAGACCGTATGACCTCCCTCGGTATCCAGTACTGGACCGTTGCCCCTACCGGGTTCCCTTGCAAACTGTGCCTCCCGTGGGAGGGGCGGATCTTGTCCCGTAAAGGGGCTGGCAGGTACACGGAGGACGATGCGACCGGTAAGGGACGTGTCGCGTTCCAGGTTGCCGGGACGGTGGAGGAAGCACGCCTTGCCGGGTTGCAGCATCCGAACTGTAAGCACACGTTGATCGCGTACTTCCCCGGCGTCACCCAGCTACTCACGCGCACGCCGGATGAGATCGCTGAGGCGACGGAGCGGTTCAAGGAAACCCAGCGGCTACGGCACCTTGAGCGGTTGGTGCGCGCTGCGAAGACCGCCGAAGCCGCCGCCTTGACTGACACGGACAGGGCAGCAGCCCGCCGCCGAGCCCGCGAGATACAGGCACGTATCCGCAACTTCACCGCTGAGACCGGCCTACTGCGCCGCCCCAAGCGCGAACAGATACCCGATACCCGCAGTACCAAGTAACGATTGCCCAGGAGGCTCCCGCAATGAGCGACCCGATTACCCCCGCATCCGCCCCGGCTGCCGAGCAGCAGCCCGCACCCGCAACACCTCCCGCACCGCCCACCAACGCGCCAGAGGCCACCCCGCCCGCAGCGCCGGCGCAGCCCGAGGCGAAGACCTACGACGAAGCGTTCGTTGCCAACCTCCGCGCCGAAGCGCAGAAGGAAAAGGACGCCGAAGCCGCCAAGGTCAAAGCAGCCCTCAAAGCTCTCGGCATCAACGACGAAACTGAGGACCCCCTCAAAGCAGCGCAGGACGCCGCAACCCAGTCCGCGACCGAACGGGACGCCGCACGCGCAGCAGCCCGCGACACGTCCGCCGAACTCATCGTCTGGCGCAACGCCGCAGCCCTCGGAGTGGACCCCGCAGCAGTCACAGACTCCCGCGCCTTCGAACGCGCCATCAAAGACCTCGACCCCGCAGACCCGAACTTCGGGAACGCAGTCAAGGAAGCGGCCACCAAAGCCGCCGAAAACAACCCCAAGCTCAAGGCAGCCGCACCGGCTCCCGGCGCTGGTGGGGCCGATTTTGCCGGTGGAACCGGGGAAACAGTCGGCATTGACGCGCAAATCGCAGCAGCCGTAAAGGCAGGCGACCACGCGCAAGCTATCAAGCTCAAGCGCCTCAAGGCATACAACAACTAAGCCCCTAAGAAGGAGCCCGCATGTCCGGCATCACCGGTATCGGTACCACATTCAACCTCCCCAACTACCACGGCGAACTGTTCGCCCTGACCCCCGACGAGACGCCGTTCCTGTCCGCCATTGGTGGGCTGACCGGTGGCGGTCAGACCAGCTCTGTTGAGTTCGAATGGCAGACCTACGACCTGCGCGACCCGAACCAGCAGACCCGAGTCCGCGTTGAAGGTGCCACCGCACCCGGCGCTGAGGGCCGTGTACGGTCGAACGTCCGCAACGTCGCGCAGATCCACCAGGAAAAGGTGTCTGTTTCGTACACGAAGCAGGCCACGTCCGGTCAGGTCGCCACGCCCAGCGCCGCACCGTACCGCGGCGTTGACGGGTCCAACCCGATCAGCAACGAACTTGACTGGCAGGTTCAGCAGGCCATCAAGTCCATCGCCCTGGACGTGAACTGGTCGTTCATCAACGGCAAGTACTCCAACCCGACCACGAACGCCACCCCGCGCCAGACCCGCGGCCTGCTTGAGGCGATCGTGACGAACAAGACGGACAAGTCCGGGGTGTCCTACACGGGTGCCACGTCCGCGACGGACACCATCACCGTGACCCACGCCCTGTCCAACGGTGACAAGGTCGTGTTCGACAACACCGACGTCGCCACGGGCATCGTCGCGGGTCGCGTGTACTACGTCGTGAACGTCTCCACCACGGTTTCGTTCAAGGTCGCGCTGACCACTGGCGGTACCCCGATCACCCTCGGCACCGCCTCGAACATCGCCCTGCACCGCCCGTCCACCACGGCCCTGGCTGTGGATGATGTCAACACGTTCGTGCAGGGCATCTACGACAACGGTGGCCTCAACGGCATGCCGATGCTTCTGGTGAACTCGACCCAGAAGCTCGCCATCACCAAGGCCTACGCTTCCGCTTACGGTCAGGCCCACGGCCTGATCAACGCCGGCGAGCGTGTCGCTGGTGTCGCGGTTGACCGGATCGTCACCGACTTCGGCGACTTCGGCCTGATGCTGGAACGCAACATGCCGCAGGACGCCATCGCCGCTGTGACCATGGGCCAGCTCCGCCCGGTGTTCCTGAACACCCCCGGCAAGGGCGTGTTCTTCGAGGAAGCCCTCGCCAAGACCGGCGCATCCGATGATGTGCAGATCTACGGCGAAATCGGCCTCGAATACGGTTCCGAGCGTTCCCACGGCCTGCTCAAGGGCCTCAAGGTCTAGCACCCTCCCGGAGGGGCAGTAACTAAATGGTTGCTGCCCCTCCCGCCCCGTTGGAAGGCGGCACACATTGGTTCTGGTTTATGCAGACGCAGCCGCCCTGACGGCTTGGACGGGTCAGGCACCGCCAGCGAACGCTGCCCAGTTGCTTCGCTCCGCGTCGATGCTGATCACGACCGCCACGGTCGCATCGGTGTATGGCGTGGACGATGCCGGGTTGCCGTCTGACGCGAAGGTGTTGGAGGCGTTCAAGGATGCCACGTGCGCGCAGGTTGCGTATTGGGTTGGCGCGGGCGTGGACCCTGCCGCTGGTGGTATCAGCACCAAGGCGCCGGTCCGGGGCAAAGGCCTCGGCTCGGGCAGGGTGGAGTATGACACGGCAGTATCTGGCTCGGTAACCGCTTTCCAAGCGAAACGCGCCGCAGCCGCCACCCTCTGCTCTGAGGCGTTCATAATCCTCCACCAAGCAGGCATCACACCCTCAGGGGTACAGCATGGGTGACCTTGACGACTTCTACGTGCACACCCTCAGCGTCCAAACCCTCACCGGTCACGGCGCCCTCGGTGACGTGTACGCCGCACCCGTGGACGTTCCTGGGTGGTTGGAAGACAAGCGCCGCATCGTCAGGGACAAGAACGGGCAAGAGGTCGTCTCGTCCTCCATGTTCGCCTGCGACAACGCACACCTGCCAAAGTTCACCCCCGACTCGAAGGTCACCATTGACGGGCGCGCGGCGTTCGTCATCGGCGTCGCTAACTACACATCAGGCGCACTCGACCTCCCGGACCACCTCGAAATCGACCTGACCTAGGGGGCCGCATGTCGATCGACTGGTCATTCCACCTGGACTTGGACAAAGTCGCAGAAGCCGCGAAGATCGCAGCGCCACAAGCCGCAGCCAAGGGCATGGAACACATCCGAGGCGTCGCAGCACCACTCACGCCCGAGGAAACCGGCCGGCTCGTCGGATCCGCCACGGTCACCGTGAACGGCGACGAAGCGACCATCACCTACGACGGACCCTACGCCCGCAGGCAACACGAAGAACTCACGTGGCGGCACGAAAAGGGCCAAGCGAAGTACCTCGAACAGCCCATGCACACTGAGAAACCCGTGGTCATGGATATCATCGCCCACGAAGTGAGGAAAGCCCTGTGAGCTTCACAACCGACTTCCTCACTGGCGTCGCCCAACAGTTACACGACGCGGGCATAGGCACATACCGTCCCACCACCGCGTACCTCACAGGGGAAACCGGGATCGTGTTCAAGGACATGCCCACCGCACCTGACCGGGTTCTTGTCCTCAACACCTACTCCCCTGGCGCTGACGACAACCCCGACGTGCCCGTGTCCCTCATCGCCCTACAGGTGCGCGTGCGCGGGAACCCCGGCCAGCCCCTCGACCCAGACGGGATCCGCGACCAGGTTTACAACCTGCTCCACGGCTTGGAGCACCACACCTACGGCACCTGCCACGCCAATCAGATCCTCCACCAAAGCACCATCCCGAACGGCAAAGACGACTCCAAACGGTGGGAAGTGTCCATCAACTTCTACGCCGACGTTGACCTGCCACCCACCCTGAACCGACCAGCCCCATAGGAGCACCAATTGTCCAACGACCTCGCCCGGAAATACCGGGTAGACGTATCCACTGACGGCATCACTTGGGTGCAGATCAACGGCGTCAACGACTTCAACCCCAACGTCGCGAACAACGACCAGGACGCCTCCGCGTATGACACGGACGGCTGGTCAGTTTCCGAAACCACGATGAAGTCCTGGACCGCCACTGTGAAAGCCCTCGTGCGTCGCACCGCTGGTGTCCTTGACGCCGGCTTGTCCCTGTGCAAGGCGACTCAGCTTGTGTTCGGTGACGCTCAGCGCCTGTATGTGCGCTGGTACCTGCGTGACACGGGCAAGGAAGCTTTGCAGGGCCGCGCGATCGTGTCCTACAACCGTTCCAAGACCGGCGTTGCTGACCTTGATGAGGTCACTGTCGAGTTCAAGGGCGACGGTGCACTCGCGGCTGTCGCCGATGTCGCAGTGACCGCACCCGTTCCGCAGCTTGTTTCCGCGACCCCTTCGGGTGCTGCGCAGAACGCTCTTGTGACGATCACGGGCGCGTACTTCACGGGCGTTACCGGCGCGACTGGTGTGAAGTTCGGGGCGACCAACGCGACCAACTACAGCATCGTGTCCGACGCGGTCATTGTCGCTACCGTACCCGCTGGTACTGCCGGCGCGGCGAACATCACCGTCACCAACGGCACCGGCGTATCCGCTGCCCTGCCATACACCCGCGGCAGCTAAGCCGCCCTTTGATCGCGGCCCCACCTGTGCATACCAACCGGGTGGGGCCGCACCCATGAGCCCACCAAACTTTTCCATGAGCAGGAGCACCCTTTGTCTTTCCGCGACTTCACCGACATCGTTGGCCCCATCGTCCTCCCCATCAAGGGGAAGCGGTACACCCTCCCAACCCTGACCATTGAGCAGGGCATCCACCTCCACAAGGTCATGAACCCAGAATCCGAAGAGTCCATGACGGACCCGGAGTTCTACGCATTCCTGCTCGGCGCCGCATTCGATGAGATGACCGCCGACGCTGTCAGCCCCGAGGTCATCGCCCGCGCCGCGTTCGTCGCACTCGCTGACTGGCAGTCCGGTCGGCCCGCCGCGGAACTGATCTGGGAGCAGGGCATCGACCCAAAAGCCCTACAGGCAGCGGTGGAAGTAGCCGAGGCTTTGACCTCGAAAGCTACGGCAGAGGCAGCAAAGACCCCCTCACCGGCGCCTACGAATACTACGAAATCCCGGAAGAAGTAAACACCAACGCCCCCACGTGGGACGCGGTCCTCTCCAAGTGGGATCTGGTCGATTACTCCTTCAACCGGTACCTCGGCATCGACCTTCACGAGGTCATGCAGACCCGGTCATGGGGATGGTTCGTGCGGCGACTGTCCGGGCTACTAACCGATGACACGACCCTGATTTGTCGCGTCTACCACCAACCAACCCAGGAAGAGGCGCCCGGTGTCTGAGTCAACGAATGTCGGCACGATTGTTGGCAAGCTCAAGATCGATTCGTCGGACTGGAACCGGGAACTCGCGCAAGCCGAAACGAAAGCCCACTCCCTGGGCAGGGCTAACCCGAAGATCCGCATTGAGACGACCGGCACGAAGCAGGCCGTCGCTGAGCTCGCAGCCGTGGAGGTCGCGGAGAATCGCATCACCGCTTCGTCCGCTGCCCTCGCCCGCATGCGTGAGCAGTCCCGTGCTGTCATCATCGGGCAGGCGTTGGCTGAGAAGGAATCCATCAAACCCAAGATGGACTTCACCGAGTGGACGCAGCGTTCCACCGAAGCCACAAAAAGCGACACTGGCGCCAAAGAAAAAAACGCGGACTCGAACCGCAAGGTAGACAACACCGCTAAACAAGCTGGCGGGTCCATCCACCTCCTGTACTCCGCCCTTGCGATGCTCGCCCCCGCAGCCGTCCCCATCGCCGGGGTGGCCGTCGCCGGCGCCGCAGCCCTTGGCGCCCTAGGCGTGGCTGGTGTCCTCGCTGTCGTTGGTATCAACGAGGAAATGAAAAAGGGCAGCCCGCTCGGCAACCAGTACGCCGCTGGTGTTGAGCAGATCAAAGACCAGTTCAAGGGACTCGCCGCCACCTCTGCTGAGGGTACGCTGTCCGGGTTCAACCGGTCAGCTAACACCCTGAACACGTACATGCCGTCGCTGAACCGGCAAATGGGCGATTTCTCCCGTGTCACGGGCAACGTCGCAGCCAACGGCCTGACGGGCATGCTCGGCATGTTCACTACCCTTGACCCGGTCATGCGGGGCTTCGCCGGGTACCTCGGCGACCTGTCCGCTCGGTTCGCGACAATCGGGCAAAGCAACGGGCTCCGCTCCTTCGGTGACTACGCTCTCGCTGTCATGCCGCAGGTCATGGCAACCATAGAAGCTCTGGTGCGTGGAGCCGGGAACCTGATCGCCGCTCTCGCCCCCCTGGGTAGCGTTGGCCTGACAACCCTCAAGGTCATCGGCGACATCCTCGACGGGATCCCCACAGAAGTTCTCACACTGCTGGTGTCCGGTGCGCTTGGCGCCTACGCCGCGTTCGCTACATGGTCAGCGCTCATCCCCATCATCCAGTCGTTCGGGCTCATGCTGAACATGTCCCTCGGACCCATCGGCCTTGTGGTCGCTGGTGTTGGTGCGCTCATCGGCGTGATGGTCGGTTCGGCTGCCTCCACGAAGGACGCCACCGCGGCGACCATGGGTTACACGGCAGCGTTGCAGCGTGACAATGGCATCATCGCGGAGAACGTCCGCTCCCACACGGCGGAACAGATCGCCAAGTCAAACGCTGCCGACTCGGCTAAGAAGCTCGGCATCAGCTTGGAAACTCTCACCCAGGCGGCGCTTGGGAACAAGGACGCTCAGAACCAGGTCAACAAGGTTCTGGATGATTATGACCGGGCTGCGAAGGACTCGAAGAGCGTCACCGAGGAAATGGGTGGCGTGAACGTTGCCCAGATGCGCATCAATAAGGATGTGCAGGCGTCGGTTAAGTCCGTGCGTGAGGAAATCGGCAACCAGAATAGTGCTCTCAACGAAGCTGTTGAGTTTGAGCGGCGGTTCAACGAGGCGAAGGGCCAGACTGGTACGACGCTTGATGCACAGTCCGGGAAGCTTTCCGCCCTTGCTGGCATGTACGGCACGAGCGTTTCTGCCCTGGCTGGGGCTGAGGAAGCCGAGCGGAAGACCGCTGACCAGTTGGCGCTCACCACGTTGCAGATGCAGCTACAGAACGACGCTGGCGGGCTGCTGAAAATGCAGCTGGATCTTCTGTCCGGCAAGACGATTTCGTTTGAGCAGGCGCAGAACTCATTCGAGAAGCAGCTCATTTCATCCACGGACGCCATGAACAGCGCCAAAGCTGCGGTAGACGCTAACGGTAACTCGTTGGCGGCTAACGCTGTGGTGTTGGATGGGAACAGCAAGGCAGCGGTTGATAACCGTGGCCGGCTGCTTGAGCTGGTGAACTCTGCGCAGCTTTCCGCTGAGGCTTATGGGACTATGACCGGCAGCACTGAGGAAGCCCGTCGGAAGCTCATCGACCAGCGCCAAGCGATCATCGACAACGCCGCGGCGAACGGCATGAACAAGGACGCCGTTATCAGGTACATCGATTCGGTTATGAAGATCCCTGCCAGTGTGCCGCCGACGAAAATCGATGTGGAAACCGCTGCTGCTGCGGCGAAAATCCAATACATCAAAGATGCGCTTGCGGGCTTGGATGGGCGCCGCGCTACCGCGTACGTGGACACTATCCAAAGGAACTATAGCGAAAGCTCCACGTCCGGCACTGCCCCCGGAGCAGGGAATATCGCTTCGGCGTTCGAGCATGGCGGCATGGTGAACTACCTCGCTACTGGCGGGTTCCCACAGTTCAAACCTGTTGGGACTGATACTGTCCCGGCGATGCTCACCCCAGGAGAGATTGTCATCAAGAAATCTTCCGTGGATTCGATCGGCGCCGGCAAGCTGCTGAACGCGAACGAAACCGGAAGGCTGCCCGAGTCCGGCACCACCATCAATGTCTACGACACGAGCGGCAGCCCGATAGCCACCGCGTACAACACCGCCCGTGTCCTCGCCGCACGTGCAGTCTAAGGAGGACGGGTGCCTTACCCAAGCCCAATAACGTACCCGTCCCGGCTCCTGTACCCAGGAGTCACAGACCGTGAGTTCAGCCTGTCCCCTATCGCCATCGGCGACCTGCTACTCAACGCGATCGACGACAACGGCACACGGTGGGTTGTCCAGAAATTCGAGGGCTGGGGAAGCCCCGCGTCCAGTGCACAGTTCACGCAACGGGCGCGGGGCCACGGCTCCACCGCATCCGAGGCGTTCTACCTGGACCGGGTCATGGTCATCGAAGGCCTCATCCTGACAGAAGCCCCCGAGCTCCTGTCAGCGGCAATTGACTTGCTCAACGCGTCCGTGACACTGGAACAGTTCACGATGATCGTCTCCGAAACAGGGTACGTCCGTCACACCCTCGCGCAACGGCAGGGCGAAGTGCTCATCACCCGGTTCAACAACCGGCAGGCCCGGTTCAGCATCCAGGTTGTTGCTACGGACCCTCGGAAGTTCGGCGAACTGATCAGTAAATCAACGCCGTTGCCCTCGTCGTCTGGCGGTGCAACGTACCCGCTGACGTACCCGAAGACATACACGGGCGTGTCCGAAACTGGTGTCATCCAGCTAACGAACACGGGCAACACCCAAGCGCCGGTGTGGCTCCGTGTTGACGGGCCTGTCCCCGCGGGCGGGTGGACTGTCACGCACGTGGGTAAGAAGCAGTCGCTCACGTTCGCGACGTCCCTCGCGTTGACCAGTGGCGAGTTCATCACCGTGGACATGGACCGCCGCGAAGTGCTCGCCCAAGGGCAAGCGGCACGCGCCGGTTACGTGACCTCACGCGGCTGGTTCTCCCTTGACCCTGGCGTGAATGACATTGCTTTCAGCGCAGCGAATTACAGCGCCGCGGCGCAACTGACCGTGACTACCAAACCTGCGTGGTCCTAGGAGCCTTTGATGACTATTACTTGCCAGCCGATGGACGCCACTGCGGGGTCCCCAACATATTCGGCTTCGAACGAACGACAAGCGGACGCTGCGCTGTATGGTGGTGGGTCCGGTTTGGCGTTGGGTGCCCGGTCGGGGTTCCGCCCCGGCGCGGGGAACGTCCTGTCTGTCACGTCAACCACTTGGACTCTCACCCCTGGCGCGGCGATCATCACGCCCGGCGCGGCGACGGCGCAGGGTTCTTACCGGTGGTCTTCTGATGCGAACAGCACGGGTCCTATTACGGCGGCGGATGCTACGTACGCCCGTAAGGACATCGTTTACATTCAGGTCAATGATTCGTCCAGCGGCGACGGTTCTGGTGCTTTGACGGCGCCGGTGTCGTACCTTGCTGGTACGCCGTCCGCTTCCCCGGTTGCCCCTACCTTGCCGGCGCGGTCGTTCCTTGTGGGTACGATCACGGTTCCGCAGGCTGGTGGCGGTTCCCCTACTGTGGTGCGGAACCCGGCAGTGTTTGTTGCTGCTGGTGGTATCCAGCCAATCGCTGATCAGGCGGAGCAGGATGGGTTGACCCCGTATAAGGGTATGCGTATCCGGCGCATGGACCTCGGCTTTGATGCCGTGTACAACGGGACCCGCTGGGTTGGTGGCACTGGCACCATCGACACTTCTGGCACGGACTATTCGAGCTTCGGCGCAGGGTACGACTCCGCCCGATGGTTTGAGTCCCCTGACGGCATGGTGATGCTGACCGCGATCTTCAAGAACGCCAACGCCAACGTGACCACTGTCCCGTTTGTGAAGTACAAGGTCGGTGCCGTACCAGCGGCAATCGCACCTGTTGCCCGGATCGGTGCCGGTGTGGCCGTGGACTCTGCCCATGACGCACAGCCCCTCGGCTACATCGAGGCGAACGGTGACATTCAGTTCTCCGTGAACAGTTCTGGCACTTCAACTGGAAGCTCGTTCTTCGTTGAGTACAACGTGGTTTGGCGGTCCAAGCCGTGACGCCTCAATGGATTAGTGACCTCATCGCTGTGGCTCCCTGGTTGGGGGCCTTTTGTTTTGCCGGGTTCGTTCTCTGGAAGGTCGCGCCGACTGTTCGGAAGTGGGCGCGGTTCCTTGACCGCGTGAGTGGCGTGCCTGCGGATCCGAAGACAGGCCAACCGGAAGTGCCTGGGCTGTTTGAGCGTCTTGACCATCAAGACGCGCAGGGCGTGAAGCAGGACGAGTTGCTGGAAACGATCCGGCATGAGTTGTTCCCTAACTCGGGTAAGTCGCTTAGGGACCAGACGAACCGGCTTGAGGAAACTCTCACCGCTCATCTGGCGAACTGCCCGCCGCAGCAAACCACCATCAACGTCAACCCCGGAGGGGTGCCCCATGGCCAGACAACTCCTAACCCCTAACCCGAACATCTGGTGCCGCCCCGGCTGGTGCTTGCAGTACGTCCGGGAAACATTCGGTATCCCACGCGGCGTGCAACCCACAGCTACCGCAGGTTGGAACGCATCACCCACTCAGCACCGCGACAGGAACTTCCCTGCCGGGGTGTGGATCCCGGTGTGGTTCAGCCTCCGCAACGTCCCGGCTGGTCACGTCGCCCTCATGGCCCCCAATGGGAACGTCTATTCGACCTCGGATGACAGCAACACCCCGCACTGCCACCCGGACCTTGATGACCTCATCAACTACTACAACTACTGGGGCCAGCCGATCACGTACCTCGGATGGACTGAGGACATCGAGAACGTGACCGTCATTGACATGGGCAGCGTTATCGAGTCTGCCGGCGAAATTACAACCACCCCCACGGAAGAAGACGACATGTTTAGCGACAACGATCGGGCCATGCTCACGGCTGTTAGTGATGCGATTTTCAAGGGTGGCCAGTCCACTCACAAGAACAAGTCTCTGAACAACATGCTTGGCTCGATTTGGGATGCCATCTTTGCTGGCGGCGCGTCCATGCCCGGAGGGAAGTCCTTGTCGGACATCCTCGGCAAGGTCGCTTCCGCCCCAGTCGCGGCGGTTGACCCCGCTACTTTGGCGGCTTCCATTGCTGCGGCTATCCCGGCTGATCTTGCCCAGCAGGTAGCCGACGAGCTGGGCAAGCGCATTCAGGGTGGCGACTGATGCTGAGTCTTGATTTCTGGCTTGCTGCTGGTGAGCGCGCGGTCAAGACATTCGCTCAGGTGCTGCTCAGCTTCATGACCACGGGCGCTATCGGCATTACCAGCCTGCCATGGAACGAGATGCTGTCAGTCGCCGCCACCGCGGCGCTTGCTTCGGTCCTCACATCCATTGTTTCCGGCGTGCGTGACGGTAACCCGTCCGCGACGAACGCGGAAACCACGCCCACATCCAAGGGCAAGCACGAAGCATAACAACTGAATTTTGGAGGGGTCCGCGTGACTTTGTCTTGGGTTGCCGTAAACGCGAACACCGGTCAGATGATCGCGGACCTCCCTAACCTCACCATCTCGGGGATGTTCGGGTGCACGATGATGCGCTACGAAACACAAACCGTGGCGCTCCCCCTGGACCGGGCGCCGGAGAACTGGCGTAACGCCACCCGCCCCGGCGCCGTGTTCATCGTGTGCCTTGACGATGACGGGGCTACCCCGCTTTGGGGTGGGATGGTTCTGACCCGCGACACACAGCACACCGGCCCTGTCGAACTGACTCTCGCAACCCCGGAGGCTTACCTTGACCGCCGCTACGTTGGTGACCGGAACTACACCGCAGGCGCTCAGAACCTGATTGTGAAGGAACTCATCGAGGCGTACGTGAAAACGGGCGCCCTCAACGGGATCCCCGTGCGCGTGCAGGTCGTTGGTAGCAACGGTGTTGCTCGTGCCCGCCAGTTCAAGGACGTGGAAGACAAGACCGTGTATTCCGTCCTTGGTGACCTCGCCGGTGTCATAGGCGGACCTGAGTGGACGATGGGTTGGGAGAACGTCAACAACCTCATCACCCCCGTGTTTTACGTGGGTGACAGGATCGGGCGCTCAGCCCCTGCCGGGCTTCAACCAGCGGCCCGGTTCTACCTCCCCGGCTCTGTAACTGCCGCGAAACTGTCTGAGTCTTACACGTCGCAGCTTGGCGCTAACCGTGTCCTGGCGGTGTCCTCGGGTGTTGACGACGCCCGCCCGCAGTCCTCGTTCAAGTCGAACACCACGGACCTGCGCCCCACCTTCGAGTACCGGTGGACACCTTCCACCTCCATCACGGAAACATCCACCCTTGACGCGCACGCTGACCGGGCACTCTCCGCGATGAAAGACGGCGGGATCGGGTTGGAGCTCACCGCGAACCGGCAGGAAGCGCCCCGCCTCGGCAGGGACTGGTTCATCGGTGACGACATCGGGTTCGATCTTGTGGGGCCTGCATGGCCTGACGGGGTTTACGGTGTGGGTCGCGCGGTTGGGTGGCGCATGGACGCCGACAACATCCGACCACTCATCGACCTTACAAGCATTGGGGGTATCTAGTGCCGTCGCAGCCTGGACAGTTGGGGTCGCAGTTCACCGGTGATGACTGGATCGTTCGTAAGCTCGCCGATTTTGAGCGGATGCTGCGGGAGTATGGCCCGGCGAACATCCTTGCCACGGCTGGCATCAATGTCATCCCTGATGGGGTGCTGGTCAATGGGTTGATGCAGTTCAAACGCCCGGACGGCACCGTGGGTGTGTCTGTGGATCCTACTACGGGTACGTTCGTGGCGTATGACGCTACGGGTTCGACGCCTGTTGCCCGGTTCGGGTCACTGATTGAGACGGCGCCGACTGAGTATGGTGTTGAGGTTTTGGTTGGGTCTACGTGGGTTCGCCTGGGTAATCAGACTACGACGTGGGCTGGGGTGTCAGGGAAGCCGGCAACGTTCCCGCCTTCCGCCCACACGCATGCCGGCTCGGATGTCACTTCGGCGGTCGCGAACGCCACGAACGCGACTGAGGCCACGCACGCTGCGCAAGCTGACGGGTCCGAGTACGGGTGGACTAACAACGTCGCCGGTGGCACCTTCTACGCCCTCTGGGTGGGTAACGATGGCGGGTTCCACTTCGGCAGGAACGTGTCTTCCATCAAGTACAAGGAAAACGTCGTCACCCACGGCATCGACCCTGCCGGGGTCCTTGCGTTGCGCCCTGTTAGGTACGACCGCAAAGCCACGTACCGCTTCCCCACGGACGCGGCAGGTAACCGGCTCATCGGACCTGAGCAAAGGTTCGAGGGCGCGAAAAACGAATACGGCCTCATCGCCGAAGAAGTCGAGCAGACCCTCCCCGAAATCGTGACCCGCTATAACGGCGTCGTTGATGGTGTCCGCTATGACCTGCTGGGGGTCGCGGTGCTGTCCGTGGTGAAGGCCCAGCAAGAACAGATCGACAAACTTACCGCGGCTGCGCGGGCGCATGGATGGGATGTTTGATGGCACGCAGGAATTGGACTAACGGCGTCATCGGGAACACCCCGCTTAGCGCTGAACGGCTGAACTCGTTGGAGGACGACTTGGAAGCTGCCCTGTTGCAGCTCGCCCGGACCCCGGAAGCGTTGTTCAGCGGCTCCGTGGTGTTGAACGGTGACGGCGCCCCAACGTCGGCGCAGGTGGTGTGGCCGGACGGGTCCATGGGCGTCTACGCCGGAACAGCCTCAGTTACTTGGCCGGGCGCGATCAACTCCTACACCATCACCAAAGCTGGGGTGCCTTTCCTGACGTTCGCCCAACCCATGGTCACCCGCAACGCATCCGGGGACATCACCAACCGCCCCGCCATCACCGTAACGGAAGGCTAACCCAATGGGTATCCTCGACTTCGACCGAGTGCCAGACAAAGCACTCCCAGACCGCCTCCAAGACGCAGCCCTTAATGCCTCCTACGCTCCCGCTGTTGTTGCAACACCAGCGAAATACGCCGGGCTTGACATCACCGGGGTCAACGACTCTAGTGCAGCGCTGCAAGCGTGGTTGAATGACATTCCTGATGGCGGCACTGGGGTATTGCCACCATACGATTATCGCGCAGCCGGGCTTGTGGTTACTGGCAAAAGTATTCACCTGAAAATGCGCGGCGCCAACTTGATCCAGGCATCCAACGACACCATCTTTCGGTTTCGCGGAGGTTGGGGGTCAACGAATGCAGTCTCAGCAAATGTGGTCGTGAATCGGCAAGTCAATGATCTGTTTCGTGACCAGACGAAGCTGAGCTTTGTCACTGCGCCAGGGTGGGCTGCCGGCGACACCATCCGCGTGTTCTCTGATGACATCATCCCTGGGGCTCGTCCTGGGAGTGGCGGACTTGAATCGCGGACTGGCGAGTTTGCCACCGTGTTCGAGGTATCCGGAAACGATGTCTTCCTGTCTGGCACACTCCGTGACAGTTACAACACCAACATGCGGGCGGCGAAGCTAAACGGTGACACAATCACCATCGAGGGGTTCGAAGCTGAAACCCCCGACTCCGGGATGGCGACGTGGACCGGGGCGATGATGGACATACAGGCGGCACTCAGGCCGGTAATTAACGGATTCAAGATCCGCCAAGGCTGTGCTATGGGCGCCCTATTCCAGGGATGCATGAGTTACGAAATCCGAGGCGTTGACGTTCGCTTGCTGAATAACAACAACGCGGGCGGACAGTATGGGTATGCTGTCGCGGACAACTCCTGCGAAGGTGGCCTTGTTGACGGGCCTGTCGTGCGCAACGTCCGGCATGGCTTCACAGACGACACCGCCCGCATCGCTGCCGGTGACGCGAGGCCGTCCCACTATGGCCGTTCCCGCAACGCTGTCATCCGCAACGGTCGCGCTTTCGGGACGTCTGGAGCGTCTTGGGACACACACCATTGCGGCGAAGGACATCTGTTCACAGGCTGCCGATCGGTGGCTGGTGAAGCTGCTCACAACCTGCGCGGACGCAAGCACACCGTAGTTGACTCCTACGCCACCCGCTGCCGCTCCGGCTACCAAGCCATGACAGAAACTTCAGGCGCGTTCTCCTACGAGCACCGCATTATCAACTGCTACACGGAGAACGCGCTCTATGAGGCTATCTCAGTAAGCAACCTTCTCAGGGATGGCAGGCTCACCATGACTGTCTCAGGTGGGCGCCACTCGTCGGGCGGCGTCGCACTCCGCGCCACGTGGGCTCTCGTCAGGCTCACGCAGGAAGCGGAATTTGTAGCACCGATAGGCCAGATGTCAAGCAACTCTGCGCTGATAACTATAACCGACGCCCAAGTGGATGTGGCTAAAGCGTCAGTCGATT